TCTTTATCAGTATCATAAAAATTATGTAAATCTTCCTCATACCAATTAACTTTTTCTATTAACTTATCAGTTTGCATTATGTAACTCCTTATAAACCTCATTAAATATTGCATCTACCCTTCTAGTGAATTCATCTTGACTATATACATCTATATATAGACCTTGTATATAACTTTTAAATTCTTGGGTTTTAGATTCCCATTCATGGATAGTGCTATTAGCGACTTCAAGATTACCTTGTAAGTCATCAATAATATCTGCCTCATAAACTTTACTCATTACTTACCTCCCTAGTATTAAACTTCATACCAAAATTACTCTCAAAAACTGTTTCCTCTTCTTCTTCAACTGGAACACAATGGTCTTTACAATCTGAGCAAATACCATTGATATAAACTCCAGCATTACAACAATCAGAAACAACGCCATATTCCCATTCATCTATACCTAAAACAAAACTCATGATATATACTCCATTGGTAAATTCCCATAATTGCAATCTTCATCTCTACCTAAAACACCATTAGAAAAAAGCAATTCACCATTACCATAATCTTTAACAACAATTACAATTTTTTTCTCATCATCTAAGCCAGTAAGCAAAACTTTTTTACCTTTAAGTGATGGAAATCCATGTTCAACTTGATATTTAAGTTCATCATTTTTTTTCATATACACCTCATTTAATTATATTATCATTATTATTTAATTATATTACTATTATTAAGTTTATGCAAACCCTTAACAATTAGAGGCATATTAACATCTTATTATTAGTATGTCAAATTAATATACCATTATTATTAATTAACTACTATTATGAATATCTATTAAAAGTCAATTACCTTCTTATTACCCTAGTTATTACACTATTAACAATGTATTACAACTTTTTGTATTTTTTGAGCCTTAAATATATTTTTAAAATAAAAGTATATCATCATGGTATATCATGGTATTATATAAACTCATTAAATAAAAACAGAGGTATAAATATTATGAAAGTAACTAAAGATTTGATTAGTCAAGCGGTAGAAAAAAACAACGGGTTCTGGGCTTTTAGTGAAAAGCAATTTTTAGAGCAATATAAAAAACATTTAAAGCCTTATGTAAATTTAGGGGCTGGATTATATGCACCTAAAAGCACATACAAACAATTAAAAATTGATATTGAAAATGCAACTAATAATGCTATACAAAAAGATATAGATAAAAATGGTATTGACAAAATTATCTGGCGTGAACTTCAAAACCATGAAGAGCAATATTCCGATGGAACAGACACTATACAAAAATTAAAAAGTTATGGCATAAGTGCTGAACAAATTATGACCGTATATGACAAATATATGAATTACTGCATTAATAACGATTTAATTTAATAAGGGGGTTATTATGAATATTAAAGAAAATATAAATGATTACAATTTAAACGATTTTGCAACTTGTAAAAACTTAGTTTATGAATTACATAACCAGAATAAATCACTAACTAAAGATGTAAATTTTTATAATGATTTACTAGCAAGTAAACCATGCACTAGACATCATTGGTTTGATGATATAGACAAGGCTTATGATACTTTCAATAATAAGCTAGACAATGATAAAGAATTTCGTTCTATATGGTATAGAGAAAAGGTTGCAAGCCCTTTTGAAATTGGCGTCTATTCAACTACCAATCAATTACGGGCTTTTTTCAAATGGTATGTAGATGTTTATAGCGGTCAAGCTATACCTTTTTAACATTATAAACACCCAAACAATAAGCCCCCTTTTCAGGGGGTTTTTTTTGTACTCTTATAACTGGTATACCAATCTAATATAATTAATCATACGGGTATTTAACTTAAACCCTTGACGGGGTTATATTGTAGACATAAAAAAAAGTATTGCATTTTGATATATTGAGTGGTATGATATAATCTCATTAAATAAAAACAGAGGTAAACAATGGATAACACAACTAAAAAACAAATAACAAATAACATAGACTTAATACTTGATAGAGTTGACATGATGAGAGATTCATTGCCAACTTATACACCAACAAGATTTGACTTGTTTTTTGCATTGCTTAAGTCAAGACTTACAGTCAAACAATTAGAGAAGTTATATAATTTTTCAGATGGTGATTTTGGTCATGATGTTTTTGGCATTCATAAACACACCGATATAATGAAAGGGCTTGACTCTAATTTCATACCCCGTTGCTCATAGGTTAATAACCTACTTAATTAAGCCCCCTTTTTAGGGGGTTTTTTTTCGTCTGTAAGAACTTGCTTAAGTCCATCAATTAAAGCCCCTTAAATAGAAGATATAAAGCCCTGAAGATAAGAATATAAACACCCTGGTAATAGAAGTGTTTTGAGGCTCGCTTAAATCCCCCGTATGTAGTTAATTAATATAAAGATAGTAGAATGTATATATATAGATTAATCGTTGTTATTTGAGCGTATTTGATAGCTTGAAATGGATAAAAATTTACTATCCCACGCTCATTTATTCTCATTCTAATTAATTAATACTATCTATTATGCTTATAAGCCCTTGATATATAGGCTTATTGGTATATATACAAAGCCCTCCTAAAATATTATTGATATGAATACAGGCACGGGGGGAGGCTCAGCGCTATACTGTGTATAAATTTCTATACCCCTCCCACAAAAAACCAAATTCCAATAATAACCCCAGAAATTAAACCTATTTACTCTTCTAGTATATCTAACTAATATACTTTACCCTTTATAAGCGAATATCTAAAAATAAAAAAAGCCTGATTTAAAAGGAAAAAATGAACTTTATCCACGGGGAATATAAAAAGTGTTATTTTGGTATACCCAGTCTAATTAAATAGTGTAAATCTGGTATAATATAGGGCATGTCGAAAAAAGAGAAATCCAAAAGAAAAGGTAATCCTGCTCTCTATAAAGGAATGCCTTCTTTAAACCCTGCGGGTAGACCTAAAGGCTCTGTTAATAAATATACTGCTTTGGCTCAAGCACTCATGAGTGAGAATGCTGAAGAGATTGTAGCTACTGTCTTACAGAAAGCAAAGGATGGAGATGTGCATTGTTTAAAGATGTGTATGGATAGGATTTTGCCTGTTCATAAAGCAGTAGACCCTAATCGTATGAAGAACGATGCCCAGGTGATTATTAATGTGGCTTCTATAGAGTCTATAGAACAGAAGGCTAGTGAGTATGATGATGCTGAACTCATAGAGCCAGAAGAGAAAAGTGATGATGAAGTGGTGGCTACAATAGATACTTCCCCTATGGCTGATAAGTTCGATGGCTGAACTTAATATAGATTTACACCCTGCTCAGTTAAAAATCTTTCATTCCGATAAGCGTTTTAAGATAGTTGCTGCTGGTAGGCGTTTTGGTAAGTCCTACTTATCTGCTTGGATTCTTCTTATAAAAGCAATACAGTCTGAGAGCAAGGATGTGTTCTATATAGCGCCAACCTTTCAGCAGGCTAAAGATATTATGTGGGCTATGCTTAAGGAGTTAGGTAAAGACCTGATTGTCCAAGCCTATGAGAATACAGCAGTCCTCACTTTGGTCAATGGTCGTAAGATATATTTAAAAGGTAGTGATAGACCAGAAACACTTCGTGGTGTGGGTTTGTCCTATGTCGTGCTTGACGAATATGCTTCTATGAAGCCTGTCGTATGGGAGCAGATTATTCGCCCTACTCTTGCTGATGTTCGTGGTGGTGCTTTGTTTATAGGAACGCCTGCCGGTAAAAACCATTTCTTTGACCTGTATCGTGATGCTCTGGAAGATGAAGATTGGGATGCCTTCCAGTTTACTTCGACAGATAATCCTTTCTTGCCGAGTGAAGAGATTGAGGCTTCTAAGAAAACAATGTCATCTATGTCCTTTAGACAGGAGTTTGAGGCTTCTTTTGAGACCAGTTCTGGTGGTATCTTTAAAGAAGAGTGGTTTAAAGTAGAAGATGAGCCAGAAGAAGGTAATTATGTGATTGCTATCGACCCTGCTGGTTATGAAAGTGTAGAACAAGAAAGAAATTTGAAGCGTTCTCGTTTAGACGAAACAGCAATTGCGATTGTTAAGATAGACAGAGATAAGTGGTGGGTTAAAGATATATTGCATGGTCGTTGGAATATTAAAGAAACAGCTAAGAAGATACTGAAGTCTGCTTTGATTGTAGAGTCAGCTACCGTAGGTATAGAAACAGGCTCTCTAAGAAACGCTATCTTGCCTTATTTGGAAGATGAAATGCGTACCGAGGGCAAATGGGTGTCCATTATAGAACTCAGGCATGGCGGTAAGAAGAAGAACGATAGAATCACATGGGCTTTACAAGGTCGCATGGAGCATGGTCAGATTACTTTTAACCCAGATAAAGATTGGCGTGTTTTTACAAACCAAATGCTCGATTTTCCTAATCGTTTAGCACATGATGATTTGCTGGATGCTCTTGCCTATATTGACCAAGTATCAGTTGCAGACTTTGCTCACAGTATAGAACTAGATGATGATTGGCAACCTACAGATGCCATAGCAGGATATTAATATGGATGTAGATGATATAAATTTTGATGATATGAGTGAAGAAGAAATAGATGAGATACTTGTTTACTCTGAAATGGGTGAAGATTTAGA